GGGGAAAAGCTATTGTAATACAAAAAGCACCTGAACCTAGGTCATACATAATTAAGACTCCTACTGGAGAACTAAGGAGGAATAGAAAACACCTGATAAAACTCAGTGATAACATAGATGTGAAAAGGCCACACTAAAACAAAGCAAAAGGTAAAGAATCTAATGGAAAAAGAAGATTGACTAATTAAACAAACAAAATGTGGAAGAATAATTAGAACTCAAAAAAGATATACTGACCAAAATAAAGGTTGTTTTACGAGATTTTTATCATTAAGGATTAAGTCAAATTTAATGTGGACTATCCACAGTGCTGTGAAAATAACTATAAAAGGTAAAATCATCAAGAATAGTTGCATTTTAGACACCAATTGAATTAAGTGGGTTTTTGGTTACCGCATCTTCTAAATGGTCTGGAGAAAAATGGGCATAAATCATCGTCATTTTTATATCGGCATGCCCCAAGATTTCTTTAAGAACTAGTATGTTTCCGCCGTTCATCATAAAGTGGCTGGCGAATGTATGGCGCAGCACATGCGTGCACTGACCTTCAGGCAAGTCGAGACCGGCTCTTTTTACTGCCCGCTCGAAAGCTTTTCTGCATGGCGTAAATAGCTTCCCTCTGTTTTTGGGGAGTTCGTCATACAGCTCCTGAGATATCGGTACAGTTCGGTTTTTCTTGCCTTTAGTTTTGGTATAGGTGATCCGGTATTTTGATAACTGATGGCCTTGAAGGTTTTCGGCTTCACTCCACCGTGCGCCGGTAGCCAGGCATACCTTTGTGATCTTCAATAGGCTAGGGCTTTGAGAATCAGCGCAGGCATCAAGCAGGCGTTTAATTTCGTCCGAGGCCAGGAACGCCAATTCACCCTCTGCGATTTTGAATGTTGGTAGTCCAGCTAGCGGGTTAGGAGCTGACCAGTGGCCCAGTTTTTTCAGAGTGCCAAAAACGGATGATAAGTTACGCTGTTCAAGGTTCACCGTTCGTGGTTTTACTGGCGACATTAGCGCGCCGTCTTCGTTACGAACCTCTCCTTTTAATCGTGCTTCACGATATTTTGTAAAGTCACCGGCGGTTAACTCAGAGGCTACGGGATCGCCCAGCCCATTGCAGATAATATTCAGTTTCGCCATTAGGCGCTTGGGATCTGCGAGCGTCTGGCCGTAAAGGGAGTGCCACTGCTCAATCAATTCTGATAAACGACGCCGATCTTCTTTTTCACCCAACCACGGCTTTTTGTTCACTTCATCCATGGTGAAGTTTTCGAATGCTACAGCCTCGCCCTTCGTGGCAAATTGCTTGCGCACGCGCTTGCCGTCACGCCCGTTCGGGTAACATTCGCACAACCATTTTCCGTTCGGCTGCTTTCTAATCGTCATGGTTAGATGCTCTTAAGGACTTTTACTGCGCGGCCAACTACCGCTACATCATCTACAGCGCACTCAAAGGATGCTTCATCCTGATGAACCACAATTTTATTGCCAGGAATGCGGACAATCTTAACGAAGCTTTTAACGCCGTCGATGTCTACCAGCCAATAACCATTGCTGATTTGTTTCACAGACGTATCCACAATGAAACTATCACTAGCTGTTTTTACAAAAAGAGAGTTGGAAGATTCACCTTCCAGCAGTCTGCTATCGAGAAGGATTTCATCGCACGGCTGCAGCTCGCCATTCTTCAGCTCAACATGTTTGATACTGGGAGCAACGATTTTAGAAAGTGGTCTTACCGTGACGGAGGTTTCGTTTTTGAGATTCTTTTCTTCGTTCTCACTCGCATACATATCCCCCTGGCCGGTTGCCAGCCATAGAAGGGAAATTCCTGTTTCTAGGGCGCATTGAATTACCCACTCAGCGGGAAAGCTATCTCTTAAGTATCTGTTAGCCATAGTGCTTTTAGATACGTCCAAATGTTCGCAAAGCTGCTGACGTGAGCTGAAATTGTAGGCCTTAATAAGCCTATTGATTGCATCACGTCCACCACTATCATTCCCTGCCTTGATTAAACTCATAATCAAACCTCTTGACGCATATAAAAAGTGATCCTAATATCCGCTCATGGTTTGAAAAGCAAAACCAAACCATATAAAACGAGATGAAACGAAAACAAACTAAGAGATACTGCACTATGAGCACAGATATTTCAATTCGAGTACCAAAAGAGATGGCTACACCTGCAGAGTTCGCGGAATGGGAAGGCATTTCTCGCGGCTCTGTTTATCAAAAAATCCACCATGGCCAATTGGCTAAGTATATGGTCAAAAAGGAGAAAAATAAGGGGCGCGTATGTCTTCGTTACTTGATGTACAAAACCGATCAGGTTCGTGAGTCCCTTGGTCATTCCAACTTCCGCGTTGTTGTTGGTCAGTAAGTTCAATTATGAGAACTTTCCAAGAGGCTCGCATGTTTGATTATAAGATTTCCAAACATCCACACTTTGATGAAGCATGCCGCGCTTTCGCACTGCGTCACAATATGGCGAAGCTGGCCGACCGCGCAGGCATGAACGTCCAGACGCTGCGCAACAAATTGAACCCGGAGCAACCGCATCAACTCACGGCGCCGGAAATTTGGCTGCTGACGGATATCACCGAGGACTCCACGCTGGTTGATGGGTTTCTGGCGCAAATCCATTGCTTGCCATGCGTGCCGCTGAACGAAGTTGCCAGCGAGAAAATGCCTCATTACGTGTTGAATGCTACAGCAGAGATTGGTCGTGTTGCAGCAAGCGCTGTTTCTGGCGAACACCAGACAACAACGGAACGTCGGCAGGTTATCGAAAGCATCAATTCTGTCACTCGCTTAATGGCACTTACAGCTGTTTCCATGCATGCGCGCCTGCAGTACAACCCGGCAATGGCAAGTGCTGTTGATACAGTGACGGGCCTCAGCGCGTCTTTTGGTCTGATCTGAGGTGCTCATGCTTAATAAAGAACCCTCATTCGCATCGCTTTTGGTTAAACAAAGCCAGGGTATGCACTGCGGCCATGGCTGGATTATCGGGAAAGATGGCAAGCGCTGGCACCCGTCCCGCTCTCATGAAGAACTACTGGCAGGGCTGACCACTACCAAACAGGTGAAACCATGGCTATTGAAGGTACTTCTGCGACTGTTCCACTAAGCCCGGGTCAACGGCTTGAAGGACTGAACCATATAGCTGAATTAAGGGCGAGTGTGTTTGGTCTGAATATTGAGCCAGAGCTTGAAAGGTTCATTAAAGATATGCGTGACCGTCGCGATATAAACCATAAACAAAATGAGCGCGCACTGGCTGCCATATTCTTTATGGCAAAAATTCCGGCAGAACGTCACGGCGTCAATATTAGTGATCTGACTACTGACGAAAAGCGGGAACTGGTTAAAGCAATGAATCATTTTCGTGCAGTGGTGAGCTTATTTCCCAAACGGCTAACCATGCCGAATTAACCCACAACAGAAATTAATGGCGTAAACCCGCCGGGCATTCTTTTGCCCAAATTCAGGAGAGAGAACAATGCAGAAAGAATTACCAAAAATGTTTATAGCCGAAACCGACCCACTTATGACGGTGATCGATATTGCCAAACGTGAGGAGCGCAAAGGCCGCGCGCTCGCAGTTTCAATCCGCCTTGAGGCGCTGGCAACCCATATCACCAACAAAGGGTTAAACGGTATTGAAGCGGCTGAGTTGCTGCGCCGAGAAGCAACCCGCTACGAAAACGAATCTCAGGAGTTGCACTAATGGCTGACTCTATGGATCTCGTACAGCAGCGCGTTGAAGAAGAACGCCAGCGCCACATCCACACTGCCCGCAACAGAGCACCGGGCGTTTCCCGTGTGCTTTGCATCGAATGTGATGCACCGATCCCTCCAGCTCGCCGCCGCGCTATTCCGGGCGTGCAGTGCTGTGTGACCTGTCAGGAAATCGCAGAGCTTAAAGGTAAGCACTACAACGGAGGCGTTGTATGAGCACTATCCTGAAATGGGCGGGAAACAAAACCGCCATCATGCCCGAACTCAAAAAGCACCTCCCAGATGGCCCTCGACTGGTTGAACCTTTCGCAGGTTCCTGCGCTGTGATGATGGCAACAGACTATCCTCATTATCTTGTCGCGGATATTAACGCTGACCTTATTAATTTGTATAAGAAAGCGGCCTACCATCCTGAGGAATTAATACAGGTTGCATGGGGGTTATTCAGCGAAGATAACAGTGCTGAAAAGTATTATGAAAATCGTCTGCGTTTTAACGAAGATACATCCCTGACCACGCTGGAGCGCGCCGCATTATTCCTGTATTTAAATCGCCATTGTTATCGTGGGTTGTGTCGTTATAACCAACGCGGGAAATTTAATGTTCCCTACGGTAATTATAAAAATCCATATTTCCCTCATGCAGAAATCCTGACCTTTGCTGAAAAGGCAGTGCGTGCCACGTTCATCTGCGCCAGCTATGACGAAACGCTGGCAATGCTTACAGTGGGTGATGTTGTTTACTGCGATCCGCCTTATGACGGTACTTTTAGCGGTTATCACACTGCCGGGTTCTCTGATGATGACCAATATGATTTGGCATCTATTCTGGTGCGCCGGTCATCAGAGGGGCACCCGATCGTCGTGTCAAATAGCGACACCCGCCTGATTCGTTCGTTTTACCGAAATTTCACCCTTCACCGTATCAGCACAAAACGCAGCATAGGAGTTGCTGCAGGAGAAGGGAAAACCGCAGGCGAACTTATTGCTGTACTGAAACCAAAAGTTTGGACTGGCGTTGATCTGGCTGGCAGCCCTGATTACTCGGTTGTGCGTGAGGTGCGCGTATGAATCCCATCGATCCGCGCTGCTTTGCTGCCAGCACCATCAACATCACCAGTATTTCAGGCGGCAAGGATAGTCTTGCCCAATGGCTGCGGGCCATTGAAAACGATGTTCCTCATATTTCTGTCTTCGCTGATACGGGCCATGAACACCCCCAGACGATGGAATATCTGGACTATCTGGAATCAAAGCTGGGCAAAGTTATCCGTGTTAAAGCTGATTTCACTCGCCAGATCGAAGGCAAACGGAAATTCATTGCAGAGAAATGGCCCGTTTCTCTGGTTCAGGAATGCGATATGTCTGCCGATGAGGCGGCAGAACGTGTGCACCGTGCTCTGGAAATATTGAAGCCCACCGGCATTCCTTTTCTGGACCTGTGCATGTGGAAAGGCCGGTTCCCTTCCACAAAAGCCCGTTTCTGCACCTTCGACCTCAAGCATGAGCCTGTCAGGACTCAGGTTGTCGTTCCTGCCCTGGAAGAGTATGACGAGGTTATCAGCTGGCAGGGGGTCAGGGCTCAGGAATCACCTGCACGCGCATTGCTGCCGGACTGGGAGGAAGATGCAGATAATACGCCGGGCCTGCATGTTTATCGTCCGATCCTTAACTGGCTGCATGAGGATGTCTTTGCAATTGCAAAGCGCCATGGCATTAAGCCTAACCCGTTATATCTGCAGGGCTGCAGCCGTGTCGGTTGTATGCCCTGCATTCACGCCCGTAAATCTGAACTTGCTGAAATTTTCCAGCGCTGGCCAGAAGAGGTTCGCCGGGTTGCTGAATGGGAAAGAATGGTTGCGGACTGTTCGCGCCGCGGTAATTCAACTTTCTTTCCCTCCACGCATGATCCACGCCGGGCTGAAAAGCGTATTGAGGTCATCACTGTTGATGCTTATGGCATTGAGACCTATCGCGACTGGGCACTGACGACACGAGGCGGCGCGCAGTTTGATTTGCTGGCGAGTGCAAATGACAGCGCGGTTTGCAGCAGTGTTTACGCAGGAGTTTGCGAGTGACGGATATCAGCTCAGGCCGTCCCGTCGCGCCTCTTGTATCAGAACTCCCCGGTAGTGGAGGTAAAGCTACCGGGGCGTATCCCTGGACCGCGCCTAAAAAGGCAATTAACCCCTATCTGGAACCGGCGGAAGTAGCGCCGGAGTCAGCACTTTCAAACCTCATTACTCTCTATGCTGCGGACAACGAGCAGGAACAGCTGCGCCGCGAGGCCCTGAGTAATGAGGTCTGGGAACGCTATTTCTACAATGAATCCCGTGATCCTGTTCAGCGAGAAATGGAGCAGGACCAGCTGATAAGCCGCGCCAAAATGGCCCGTGAACAGCAACAATTCAACCCCGATCTGATAATCGTTGCTGACGTGAGCGCCCAGCCAGCGCATATCAGTAAGCCGCTGCTTGAACGGATTAAATATTTCGAGGGCCTGGGCAAACCGAAGGCATATTCCCGCTATCTGCGTGAAACCATCAGGCCGTGCCTTGAACGCTTGGAGCGCGTGCGTACCAGCCAGGTTTCTGCGTCATTCCGTTTTATGGCGAGCCACGACGGGCTGGAGGGTTTGCTGGTTCTGCCCGAAATGAGTCAGGAGCAGGTCAAGCGGTTATCTACCCTGGTGGCGGCACACATGAGCATGTGTCTGGATGCTGCCTGCGGTGAGCTGTTTACGGATGAAGACGTTACGCCGGAAGAGATCCGCCGGTCATGGGAAAGGGTGGCCGCTGAGGCTATGCGCCTTGATGTTATCCCGCCAGCTTTCGAGCAACTGCGTCGTAAAAAGCACCGCCGTAACCCGGTCCCCTACGAGCTTATTCCGGGCTCGCTTGCCCGTATGCTTTGCGCGGACTGGTGGTATCGCAAGCTGTGGCAGATGCGGTGTGAATGGCGGGAAGAACAGCTGCGCGCTGTCTGCCTGGTTAACAAAAAGACGTCCCCGTATGTCAGCTATGAGGCCGTGATCCACAAACGCGAACAGCGCCGCAAATCACTGGAGTTTTTCCGCTCGCATGAGCTGGTTAACGCCGAAGGTGACACGCTGGATATGGAAGAAGTGGTAAACGCCAGCAGCAGCAATCCGGCACACCGGCGCAACGAAATGATGGCCTGCGTTAAGGGGCTGGAGCTGATCGCAGAAATGCGTGGTGAATGCGCCGTGTTCTATACCATCACCTGCCCGTCACGTTTTCACGCGACGCTTAATAACGGCAGGCCAAACCCGAAATGGACCAGTGCCACGGTCCGCCAGAGCAGCGATTACCTGGTGAATATGTTTGCCGCTTTCCGTAAGGCGATGCATAAAGCCGGGCTGCGCTGGTATGGCGTCCGCGTTGCTGAGCCACACCATGACGGCACCGTGCACTGGCACCTGCTTTGTTTCATGCGCAAAAAAGACCGCAAATCCATCACCGCGCTGCTGCGTAAATTCGCCATTCGTGAGGACCGGGAGGAGCTGGGCACCAATACCGGGCCTCGCTTCAAGTCTGAGCTTATCAACCCGCGCAAGGGCACCCCGACCAGCTATATCGCCAAATACATCAGTAAAAACATCGACGGACGCGGGCTGGCGCAGGAAATCAGTAAAGAAACGGGCAGATCACTGCGCGATAACGCTGAGAACGTAAACGCCTGGGCTTCGCTGCACCGTGTCCAGCAATTCCGCTTCTTTGGTATTCCTGGCCGCCAGGCGTACCGTGAGCTGCGCCTGCTGGCCGGTCAGGCTGCCAGGGCGCAGGGTGACAAGAAGGCAGGCGCGCCGGTACTGGAAAACCCGCGTCTGGATGCTGTGCTGGCTGCAGCTGATGCTGGATGTTTTGCCACCTACATCATGAAGCAGGGCGGCGTTCTTGTTTCCCGCAAGCATCACCTGGTCAGAACTGCCTATGAGCTGAACGACGAGCCGAGCGCCTACGGTGATCACGGTGTTCGTATTTATGGCATCTGGTCCCCGATCATTGAGGGTCGGATCTGCACTCATGCAGTGAAGTGGAAAATGGTTCGTAAAGCCGTTGACCTTCAGGAGGCGGCAGCCGACCAGGGCGCTTGCGCCCCTTGGACTCGTGGCAATAACTGTCCCCCTGTTGAAAATTTGAACCAATCAGGGGGTGAAGTACCGGATATTACTTCCCTGGATGAAAAGGCGCTGCAGGATTACCTGCATGGAATGGGAAAAAAGGAGCGGCGGGAGTTGGTTGCCCGGCTCAGGCAGGTAAAACCGAAGCGAAAAAAGGCTTACAAGCAGGATATTTCAGAGCAGCAGCGCCTGCAGCTGGAGTATGAGCTACATTCCAGGGGCTTCAATGGCAGCGAGTATGAGGTGAATTTACTCCTACGCGGCGGCAGTCTTCCTTATGGGGGAGGGCTGCGCATCTTTTACCAGAACGGGCGGCTGCGTGAGGATGACAAATGGCGTCAGTATTACTGACACATCGGAATTTTTTTCTGTTTTTGACTCATATCAGGTCTTTCTTATTGAAGGCCAAAAAAGCGTTTTACATTTAGAAATTGGTAATATACTGTATATATAAACAGTGTATATACATACAGTTATATTGCGTAAGTGGCCGTAAAAGGAGGGAAAATGCAGGATTATCTTTTGGAGTCATTGAAACTTCAGCGCATTGATTTTTTCTTAAAACTGGTGGCGGCAAGCGATTGCAGCGATGAAGAAAAGCGGCTGGCAATCCAGTGGGTTTCTGAACTGACTGACGAGTTGATGGCAAAAATACGTAACTATGAGTACAGCCGCACAATGGACGCTACCAGTTAGCCCTGTGTAAAAAAGACAGTAATCACTAGATTATCTATCGGGGCCAGTTGCTGGAACGGTTTACCTCTAGCGGCTGGGTCTTCTTTCAACGTCCAAAGGAGTCCGGCGGAGGTTTTTTGGTTGGGCTGCACTCATGAGGACTGCTTCTGGCTTGAGATGGAATTCCCGGTTTAGCTCTATGAAGGACTGGAGTTTTTGATGGAAGTCACTAGGGTAGAGTGGCGAAGCGATAAATTTGATGCGAATTATTCCCTGTTTGATTAAAAATGTATTATTTTATAATGACATACTATTTTATCAGGTAGTGCGCAATGGATTTGATCTATAAAGTTCTGGCTTCATTGGGTGGAATATCTTTTATTGC